CGATGACTTCGGCGCAGTACTGAACTGGGCTGTGAGATATTGTCTGGGGCGTATGACATATGCGCCCAGCATGACAATCGAATTCATCACACCTCTGCTGCCGCATCTGAGCAACAGAACCATAAAGGTGTTCGATCAGGACATTGAAGATCAAAAAAGATATGGGCTGGGTTTCGGCATGGACTTCGATGAGGAAGAGTGGATGAGGTTCTGGGGAAAGGTGAAGGAAGAGATCAGAAGGAGAGAGGCGAATGTGCGAAGATAGACTGGTGAGTCTGAAATGTGTTGTAAGAACCGTGAAGGATATTCCTTGGTACAGTATTAGTAATGGAACTATGAAGGCTGGGGCGCATGACGAAACCGATGGGTGGTATAAAGCGGAAGATGTTTTGAATGCATTAAAAGATATTCCGGAAGCGGAAAAAGTAAAACCGTTCGTGTTGGATGATCCTGAGAAATTGCAAGAAGGCGATGGCAGCATGATCGTAGAGTTGATGAAAAGTCTGACGGAACAGATTCCGCCTGCAAATGTAATCCAACACGCAAATATCTGTTACGAACTGAACAGCCTGTATGAACGCAAGAACAGAGACTACGGCGACAGCTTCCACAAGACCTATCTGGAAGAAGGCATGGCGATGGCGAGGATCAGGCTGACAGATAAGCTGGAGAGGTTCAAGAAACTGACCAGAGAAGGCGGACAGGAAGTGAAGGACGAGAGTATCAGAGATACGCTGATCGATATGGCGAACTATGCAATCATGACAGCGATGGAGATGGACAGGGAGGCGGAAGAGGAATGAGCTACATAGTTTCTGGAATCCTGCTTCTGGTCGCCTGTGAGACGAGAGATATCGGATATTGCTATGCTGCAGCAGCGTTTTGTATCGCCGGAAAGATTGGCGACTGGATAGAAGTATGGAAGGAGAAATAAATGACAGACAGAGATAAAAAGATCATGGAATACATGGGAGAGCCTGAGATGCTCTCTCAGTTGGCGGAAGAGTGCTGTGAACTGGGACAGGCTGCACTGAAGCTGAGAAGGGTGCTGGATAAGAAGAACCCTACGCCGGTGACAGAAGAGGAGGCCAGAGCGAATCTGGTCGAAGAAGCTGCGGATGTTTACAATGCACTGGGCTTTCTGCTGAATGTGGAAGATCACATCAATGCGTACAACATCATCCAGAGGAAGAAGGACAGATGGCTGGGAAGGCTGGAAGAAAATGTGATGGCTGATGTTGTGCAGGAGACAAAAGAGGCTTTCGGCAGATGCGATGAGGATTGGAGTGAGGGCTGATGGAGAAAATATCGGGAGTTGTTGAGGAATTCTGCAAACTGATAGATAAAACTCCGTCTGTTTACATGGCTACATACAAATCGGTAGGTGTTGAAGATAAACTGACAAACGACCTTCTGCACGAAATTGAACTGGATGGAGTAAACTGCAGAATTAGAAGCAAAACGGCAACAATGCTGAGAGAGAATCGGCTTGATCGAAGATATTATAAGGACATTGTAGAAGAGTTGCAGCCGCTGTATGACTATCTGGATGATCCGCATAACAGAAAAGTGCTGAAGGGGCTGGATCAGGTGCTTGGTAAGATCAGAAAGGCGGAGAGCTACCATGGGAACCGCTCCTATAGGCCAAGGGTAAACAGAATGGATGGTGAGTAAATGGGCAAGAGTGCATTTGCAAGACACAAGAAAATGAACTACGCATCATCTGTGCATGAGGCTCTGCAGAGAAAGAGACTGAAAGATGCAGAAGAGAAGGTTCTGACGGCACTGAAAAAAGACATCATGAACGATGTGCAAAGAGAGGCGGAGAATTTTGTAAGTGATGATGTATTTGCAGGGCAGAAGGGGCTGTTGCTTCTGTCCCTTAGAAAAAAAGGCTGGGGCAGAGAAAGAGGACTGTGGCTACTGGACGATCTTGACGAGACAGAGAAGGCGTTCAGAAAACCAGAACCCGGAAAGCCTGACAACAGCATCAGTTGGCCGGAGGTATTTGATGCGGTAAAAGAGGAATACGGAATTGATCTGCGAGAAAGATACGGAATTCAATTTGTGGAAGATATGTAAAAGGGGTGATAGCTGATGCCACATCATGAAGTGGTTGCGAAGTGTCCGTACTACGAAAGGGAAAATCAAACGACAATCTTCTGCGAATCAGCGTTTCAGGCTGAAGATGGTGTGGCTAGATATGCAGTACACTCTTTTGAAAACAGCAGAGAGAAAACGAAATTCATGAAACAGCATTGTGGGCGGTATCCGGATATGGACTGCCTATATGCCAGTTACATGGACAGGATGTATGAGGAGGAAGAGAAATGAAAGCGAGAACGAAGAAGAAAAGAGGACGGGCGAAGAAGATCGAAGCGCTGGAGAGAGGGAATCAGTATCTGGCGGATGTAGTGGGCAGGCTGATGGAGAAGATCGGTGTGCTGGAAAGAGGACATCTGCAGGCACTGAAGCTGATGGAAGCATACATGATGGTTCTGGTGAGTTCTGACGGCGGAGAGGTTGGGATCGACAAGGAAGTTCTGGAGAGAGTGATGAGAGAGAACTACATGGTATGCGAGAGAAGAGAGGGCGGCAGTGTGTGGTTTACAGTGTTGGAGTATGACGAGGAAGGAGGGGCTGACGACTATGAGTGATTATGATTTATTTGCAGATCAGATTCTGGAGAAGGTGCAGGAAGACAAGGTAAAGGCTGAGATGGTTGCGCTGAAGCCATGCCCGTTCTGTGGCGGAGAAGCAGAAATGAAAACATCTAAGCATATCCCAAGTGGTACTGATTATACACCGAGATGCAAAAATACATCCTGTTGTGGAAGACTGACAAAGAAGTACACAGTAGAAGAGACGGCTGTTTATATGTGGAACAGGAGGGCTGACGATGGCAAGAGCGATTGATGCGGATGAGTTTATGAAAGAAATTCGTAAGTGGCTGGGTAACGAAACAGACTTTAGGTCGCTTCAAGAAATAATTACAGGAATGCCCACCATCGACTCTGTGAAGCAATTTGCGAATGAATTGATTTACCGATTAAACAATCACGCAAATAGATATGTTGGCGGCACTTGCAATGGGCGATTCTATCCAGAAGCAGAACTGTTTGAAGTTGACGAAGTGTATGAAATTATCGACAGAGTTTTAGATGGTACTCCAGAGGATACAAGTGCAAGAATGGATGGTGAATAATATGGGACAGGCCTTAGAAATGTGTGTCCGCTGTGAAACCAAGCGCAGTTGTGATACCTGCACAGATCTGCATAACTGGATTATGGAACATCTGGAACCAAAACAGGAATGGATCAGCGTAAAGGATGATATGCCGAAGGAACACGATAGTATCTTTGCAAGGTTTTATGGGACAGATAAATGGAAAACCGGAATGTATCGTACAGTTTCAGAAGATGTTATTGCCTGTCTTGAAGCTAAAAATGGGCACAGAATGGTTAAAGTGCTAAGCACGCAAGATGGTGACTGGAAAGTGAACGTTATATATCAAGCGGAAGTTACCCATTGGATGCCCTTGCCTGAACCACCTGAAAAGAATAACGAAGAGGAGCAGGCTTAATGCCTGTTCTTTTTTTATGTCTGTGAGGGAGGGGGAAACAAAAACAGACAAATGGTACAGTTCGGTACAGAAAGGTACAAAAAGGGGGTGAGTGCTTGGCTAGGAATGACTGGAATGCCTTGCGAACGGAATATGTGACAACAGACATCAGCCTTCCCAAGATGCACGAAAAGCATGGCACATCTCTGAGTGCCTTAAAGGACAGGTGTGCGAAGGAAGGATGGGTTGCAGAGAGGGAGAAGTACCGAGCCGAAGTAGGGCAGAGGGTAGTCCAAAAAGCGGTTGATGCAGAGGTGTCAAGGCTGGAGGGGCTGCAGAACAATGCGAGTCTGGTATCGACACTGATCCATATGAATCTGCTGAATCTGACGAACTGGAGCTTGGATACAGGAGTGACAGAAGAGGGAGTCAAGATGGTAAAGGATCTGACGGCAGCGCTGAAGCAGATCAGCGAGGTGATGAAAGATCTGTATATGATCCCTGCGAATAAGGCGGAGGACGGAGATGCCAGCGGCGTGATCTTCCTGCCACCAGTAATGGAAGAGGAGGTGGAGGATCTTGCGCACGATATGGACACCACAGCCGAAGCAGATCGAGTTTCTGCAGAGGAATGAGTATGAGGCTTTCTACGGCGGAGCTGCAGGCGGTGGTAAGAGTGACTCTCTGCTGATGGAAGCTCTGCGACAGGTACATATACCACACTACAAAGGGCTGATCATCCGAAAGACCTATCCTGAGTTATCGGAGTTGATCACAAAGAGTCTGCGATATTACACTGCGGCGTATCCGGGGGCGAAGTACAACGACAGTAAGCATGTATGGACATTCCCAAGCGGCGCACAGATCTATTTCGGTTCCCTGCACCACGCAAAGGACAAGATCAAGTATCAGGGTAAAGAGTTCGACTTTATTGGGTTTGACGAGCTGACGCACTTTACATGGGATGAGTACTCTTATCTATTCTCCCGAAACAGACCATCTGGCCCCGGCACAAGGGTGTATATGAGAGCCACAGGAAACCCCGGCGGCGTTGGTCATGGCTGGGTGAAGAGCAGATTCATCACAGCGGCTCCACCTAAGACAAGGATCTGGGAAGAGAGAGAAGTGCTGACTGCTACAGGGGACAAGGTAAAGATCAAGAGAGATAGGATCTTTATCCCTGCGACTGTATACGACAACCAGGCACTGCTGCGGAACGATCCAAACTATCTAGGAAATCTGGCGATGATGAGTGAGGCAGACATGAGGGCGCTGTTATACGGCGACTGGGACAGCTTCAGCGGCCAGGTATTCAGAGAGTGGAAGGATGATCCGGAAGGATACAGGACAAGGAAATGGACTCACGTGATCGAGCCATTCGACATTCCTGCCCACTGGCGCATCATCAGAGGATTCGACTTTGGTTTCAGCAGACCATTCAGTGTAGGCTGGTATGCCGTAGATGAGAAAGGCGTACTGTATCGCATCTGCGAGTATTACGGATGCACAGGAACGCCAAATGAGGGAATCAAGATCGATCCCAAGGAGATCGCCAAGGGAATCAGAGAGATGGAACAGACACATCCGCTGTTGAAGGACAGAAAGATCACAGGGGTTGCCGATCCATCTATTTTTGAGAAGAGCCGAGGTGAGAGCATTGCAGAACAGATGGAAGGGTTCCCATATTTCATTAGCTGGGACAAGGGGGACAACACCAGACTGGCAGGAAAGATGCAATTCCATTATCGTCTCGCCTTCGATGAGGACGGCAGAGCGATGTTTTACTGCTTCAACACCTGTAAGCACTTCATCCGGACAATCCCAAACCTCGTATATGACGAGGCGAAAGTCGAGGATATCGATACAGACGGAGAAGATCACATCTATGACGAGTGTCGATATGTATTTATGACCAGACCGATCACACCAAGAAAGACAAAAGCGATCCTGCCTCCACAGGACGATCCACTGGATCTGTGGCAGGGAG